GCCCGCCGCAGTGCCGCGTCACTCTGCCGCAGCCATAAAATTTTCAGCTCCCGGTCAAAGCTGTTGTTTGGCCGCAGCGCGTCCGCCGTCTCTATCGCCTTTCCTGCTGTCATTTGATAGCCTCCCCTCTGTAACAGGGTCCTCTCTTTTTCGTTCGCTTATATCCAGGCATTCCGGTGCCGTTGCCCGGCCTGCCAAGGGCCATCCTCCCTCTGTCGCTTGCAGCGCCATCTCCCTCCGGCCGGAGGGA